AATGATATACGGTAATATCTATATGTTTTTAATAATTTCTACCTTATTTAAGCTTCTTATCTAACATTTAAATAAAAGAAAGAATTTGCTACACAACTTTGCTATATATTCAATTGCATAAGCCAATTTGTTAGTATTTTTTGGTTCAATATAATCAAGTTCCGTCTCTTCATCTTCGATTACTGCCGGAGTATCTATATCTTCAGAATTATGATTCATGATTATATATTACAAGTATTTTCTTAAATACCAAGACCTCTTAATTCTAATTCCTCTTTATTTCTGATTCTTTCATTTCTATCATCTAAAAATGCATAATCGGGGGTTACCATATTTCCTTTCTTTTTACAACAATTTTTATCTTTCAGACTTTTACAACCATGACAAAGTGGTTGTGTATTTTTATCAACTCGTGTAAATCCTAATCTTTTAACATTAATAGGCATCTCACAGAATCCATCATTACAACCACCTCTACTATTGGGGTAATTTTTATTCTTTTTATAAAATGGACAATCTGTATCTGCTATACATGGTTTGTCCCATACACCGGGTGTTCTTTTGTCTCCTTTAATATCTACAGTAGATTCGCATTCTTTTTGAGTTCTATTTTGTGTATTGCCAAAACATTGCCATCTCAAATCAAGTGTCGCTTTCAAATCTTCTGATATTTTCTTGTTATTTGTTTTAAGTATTTTTCCATATTTTTTCTCTAAGTTATTTGTTCGATTTAATTCTACCTTGGCCTTTTTTAAGAAATCATTTGCTTCATACGTTTTGGCACCTTTCAACCAAAAATCTCTATTGTACATAACTGTTGCTGCTTTCTCTTCTGATGTATTCGGTATACATGGTTTTTTACCAGCAAGTAACATACATGCTGGGTTCTCTTTGCCATATTTTTTACTAATAAAACCTTTACTTTCAAAATATACTCGCGTGCCCTCATGATAAGGAATATATGCAGAACCACCTACTGAAGATATTCTTATTGAATTACCACGTTCAACTAATTTTTTTGTTAAATCAAAAATAGCTTGTGTTGGCACATTCTTGTTTGCAAATAAACACAATTTATATCCATTCCCAATAGCTCTCTTATTCAAATCAAATAAACGATAATTCTCAAGATTTAAAGTAGTATCAAGTATCCCTGGTAAATAATATTTAGCTGTTTTTGTCAATATTCTATCATCATTCCAAGTAACTATCTTAATCCTAGCAGATATAGATAAATCTTTTATAAATTTATTTGGGTGGTGAATTATTGTTACAATTGCATCTATATTACCTTTGTTCCACTCTTTCATTATTTCTGCATTCGTATCATAAGATTTAATATTTGGTGGATTTTTATAGTCTAATCTGTTTATTGTACTCAACAGTAAATCTTCAGTATATCCACCCTTTGGATATATACATAGGTTTTTACCTTCAATATCATGAAAATTATTGATTTGTTTTGTAGAATTCTCGATATTTACAATGACCGTATAACTTATCATATGTAAAGGTACTACAAATCGATAATTACTACTATTCATATTAACAACAATAGGTTCTGGAAGTATACATAAATCACATTTATCCATTTGTTTTACGTCATTCACAATTTTAACAGGAATATAAGATTTTATTAACTGACCTAGTAATACATCTTCTTTCTCAATGTTAGATATGAATAAGGATGCGGGATTTCTTTCAAAATAAGTGGGTGTATATATATGAGATATGTAATATTCTTTATTGCGAATAACAAAAACTATTCTAATTAAAATAAGAACAAAAAAACACAAAAGTATAACACTAACTAAACTCATTATACTTATGAGGAAAAAAGGAATTGATGATTTAAATTCTGAAATATCTGTATCTATAGTAACACCTACAACAAAACAAAGAAAAGAAGTCTTATCAGTTTTATTACAGTGTATAAAAAGGCAGACCTTTAAAGTTGACCAATGGGTAATTGTTTCCGGAGACAAAAAATGGAATGAAGAAGACTTTAACGTATTCATAACTACCATTCAAAAGGATATACCTATGGTGAAAATTGATTCTATGTACGTAAGTGAAAAAACATCAACAACATATGGTATATCTAATAACTATGAAGCAATTGGTTACTTAAGAAATGTAACAAATAAACTTGCAAACGGAGACATTATAGTATGTATGGATGATGATGATTATTATCCACCAACAAGAGTAGAACATGCAGTTACTGAACTTTTAAATTCAAACTTAGAAGTTGCAGGTTGTTCTCCTCATTTGATATACGATATTGATATGAATACCTTATTTAAATTTACAAAATTCTCTGAAAATCATAGTGTTAATTGCTGTTTAGCATATAAAAAATCCTTTTTAATCACTTCAAATTATGATAATAGAAATACTCATGCAGAAGAAAGCGTTTTCTTAAAGAATTTTACAATACCTATTATACAATTGGATCCAATGCAAACTATTATACAAATGGTTCATCCTAAAAACACTTATAACAAAAGACATCTTATAATACTATCACATTGGTTATCATATGATAAGAAAAATCTGTTCATTTTTTCTAAAAAACCCGAGGCTTATATACCCAATGAATTGTTATTGAATTACAAAACATTATTGTATCCTGATTCGTTAATAAAACCAAATTCTAAATATGATATAGTGTATTATCTTGGTTTTGGTGCAAAAAAGTGGTCACCTTTAAGTAATTCCCTAGGAGGTTCGGAACAAGCAGTAGCTTATTTATCAAACGAATGGGTTAAAAAAGGGTTAAAAGTAGCAGTTTATGGTGATTTTGACATTGATTTCTTAAATTCTCAAAAACTAACAGATGATGTACCTCATTACAGAATGTTTACTGAGTTTAAGTGTTGTAACAAATACAATAATCTTATTTTATGGAGAAATTTTGGTCTATATCCTATTAATAAGTATAATTTAACTGCTAAAAAAATATTTTTCGATGTTCATGACATAAATACACTACCTTTTGACAACAATGTAATCACTCATACTATGGTAAAAAGTAAATATCATGCACATATTTTTCAAAAAAATAATAGTACAATACCCATTGATTCAATTCATATACTTAAAAATGGTGTTCGTAAAGATATATTTTGTGTCGCACCGACACCTTTTCCTATCCGAGACCCATATCGAATGTGTTGGTGCTCATGTTACAAAAGAGGTTTAGAAAATATACTAAAATGGCTTTTCCCTATTATAAAAGAGTTGGAACCACGTGCTTCTTTACACGTTTATTATGGAATGAATGAAGTTCAAGACGAATCTTTTAAACTAAATATGACCCAATTGTTATCACAACCAGGTGTTATAGATCATGGAAGACAAGATGTTAATATAATTAAACAAGAAAAATATGTATCATCTTATCATTTATATTACTCAATAACACAATCTGAAACAGATTGCATAAGTATAAGAGAGAGCGTTTGCTCAGGGTGTATACCTATATTAAGTAAATATAATGTATTTCAAGAAAGAGTAGGTATACATATCGATGGAGATCCAAGGAATAAAGAAGATATGAAAAAAGTAGCTCGAATAATTGCAAATGTTATGAACAATACAGAACAATCGAACAAAATTCGTAAGCAATTATCACAAATAAACGATCAAAATTGGAAAGATATTGCATTAGCATGGAGTTCGATTATCAAAGATTAGTATGGCTGTTACAATCCGTATTATTTGATTTTGGGTTTTCTATATTCTGTTTAATTATTTCTAATATTTCACAATAACGCGATTTATCCATACGAGCTTGTGTCTGAATGTCTCCTCTATCTTCACAATTCGCTTTGGATGTATTATCTTTTTTAGAAGAAATATACTTCTTCTTTTTCTTAATCAATAGTTCTCCATTTGGTCGTAAATCTTTATAAAAACCTGCAATATCAATATTTATGTATGTTTTTGGGATATCACTAGTAACTTCTCTCATCCAATTATCATATTTTCTATCAAAATCAGGTTTATCATGTGTTATATAATACATTCTTGGGTCATATACTTTCCAATCGTCACTTTTATCATCTTTAACTAAAATACAAGTATCGAATAAAAATGCTATTTTGTTTAATACATCGTTTTCTTTTTGCCTGGCTTTTTTAATAGCCGCCGCCGCATCATATATTGGTTTTTTTACTTCTCCTCCTCCTTTTATTACTACATCATTTACTTTTTTAGCAGCGTTTACTCCTTTTTCTACTCCTTCTTTTACTCCTTCTTTTACGTTTGTATCAAAACGCATTTCTTCCGAAATACTCCCTGTTGGTATAGTTATATTTTTTAATATATCAATTCTCTCTTCTTCTGTTAGCGATCTAAATTTTTCTTCAAAAAATGTTAATGCGTCTTTATTATCATCTTGTTTTTTAATTTCAAGAGAATATTGCACCAACTTCCATAATTCACCTTTTTCCGGATCCTTCTTTATTATTTCAGGAATATCTATAAGTGGTGGTAATACAATATCACGCAAATCATCTCTGCGGTACTTTATTTTTTTTTCAACTTCACTATTTAATCCATTTAGATTCACAAAATTAGAATAAGAACTATTAAGATTAATTTTGGCATTTTTTAGTATATCCATAACTCTCTTTACATAATCATTTATGTCACGTTTATCAATCAATTTTTCAATATCATTGAAGCGTACAAATTCAAACCCAGGTATAGATTTAACACTATAATCCGTTTTTTCCTTATCCAACTTATTATCCAGATGATTAAACATATGTTCATTTACATAAAAATATAGACTTTCGACTTCTGTTGTGTAATCATAGTAAAATAATTCTTTCTTTGTTTTCTCAATTAGTTTTTTTTTAAGTTTGTTATGATCTTTTAACTTACCACCAATTTGTTTGTTACGTAAACTACCACCTATTATTTTTGGTGTTAATCTATCTAATTTTGCTTCGATTTTATCTTTTAAATCATCCATCTTTTTTATACCGTAGTCTTCTTTAAGGTTTATTTTATGTTTTCTTAAATAAAGTTCAATAAAATCCGTTTGTTTATTACAATTGCGTTTATTACGAAGATTACACGCTTTTATGATATCTTTGACTAACAGATTTTGATTCTCTTTATGTTTGAGATCATAGTCAGAATATTCCCCCCTCATCCACGCCTTTCTAGTATTATTGTATTTAGTGAGGCGGTCGGAGATGCCCTTTTCGGACGACCGCCAATCATGTGTAATTGCTTCACTTTTATTTAATACTCTTGTAGATATACCAGGAATCATCTTTGATTTCTGATACCCAATTTTTCTTTTTGTTCCTCTGATTATTTTGTTTTTTAAAGATGTCTTTACTTCTGGTCTAAGTTTTTCGGTTATATGTGCAAAAATTTTGCAATATTTATTTTCATATATACATACCTTTACATCTGATTTATAAGAGTTCTCAAAAAAACTATTATATTTTTTGGGTATATAAATCATTTGAGGATTTTTAAATTTATGTTCAAGTACAATTACATTTATTAATTTATTCGTAGTATTATCTATACTATAACTATCTACAATAAATTTAAGGTATTTATACATAGAAAGTCTACCAGGTAATGATATCAATTCATCATCCCATTTTTTAACTACATTATCATCTATCGTATATGGATCACCTTTTCTATATCTTGAATTTTCTAGTAAATTTTCATCATAAAAATTCAATTCATTCAATCCGTAAAGAAGTATCCTTAATTTATTATTTAATCTTACTTTTCTATTGTGTATTTCATCAAATATTACCATTCCTAAAAGATTTACAAGAAAGACATATACATCTCTCGATAACTTTAATGTTCTATATGCGTAAACTAAAAACATAAATAATGTAAGTGGATTAGCTGGAACCAACGACGCGATGCCTAAAAATTGAAATATTGGTTCTAAAAATGGTTCTACATCTATTATGGGTTCAAAGTCGCGCCTCGATCCATCCATAGTCATACCGGAGTAATCCCTATCCACTTTGCTTGCATCGCCGTGCCATAACTCCTCATATACTCTTTTAGAAAAATTTTCGGCATTTTGGTCCTCACCTGTGTGGACAAAGTCGCCCCAACTGTCCGGCCGGGCCTCACCCTTAATTTGCTTGTTCTCTTTATGCCACTGTGCAATTTGACGCCCGATAGCAAATCCAATTGCACTTCCAGGAATTACTGTATTTTTTACTTTTCCAAGGAAGGTACCGTTTTTTTTATTTGACTTACCCTTTTCAGCCTTTGTTGTTTTTTTAATAGTATTAGCTCCACCCTTCTTTTTTCTAGTTATTTTACCAAACCCAAAATATGATTCATTTCCTTTTAATTTCGATATGTATGAAGATATAATACTTTTTTCTGAAGTTAATTTATCAATTATCATTGAATTATTAAATCCATCATCCGAATCTATAAAATTCATAGAATCCATTCCAGTAGGATTTATTTTACTTTTGTATGGGTTATCCTGCATAGTGTATTTATCTTCATCTTCAACACCTTCTAATAATCTTTCTATTCCTATATTGCATAATGTAAACAAAATTGTTATTGGGTCTGCCCCTTGATTAGCAGTATATTTTGTATCATATTTTAATTTACTTTTTTCGTCAAAGAAATTCAATAATTTTTTATTAATATTATCCATTTGTTCACTAATCTTAGCTTTGATGTTCTCATTACCTTTATTATCGTTCTCAAAAAATGTTCTAAAACGTATCTCAAAATTTTGTATGTACATTGAATCAATGTAATCATCAACTTCTTTCTGTTTTGCAGTGGGCTTTTTCGATAAAAGAGGTATGTAGTATTCTAACAATTTTACTAAAATATCTGCAAATTTTATGAATAATTCAACGGCACTTTCGTCTTTTAATAGACATTCTTTTTCACGATTGCAATCTTGATTTATTTCATAATCTTCCGGCTTTAAATTAATATCAAAGATTGTATTAAAATTATATTGTTTTTTATAATATCTACTTTTTATTTCTGATATGTTTTGCTTTGCCAAATCGGGAGCGCGATTCCAGTAATTTCTACGCATCCGAGCAAGAGTTTCAGTGATGGTTGTATCCGTGACAGTGCCGACTATTTTTTTTTGATCATATGAATATCCTGATGTATTTTCTATATCATATACAACATCCTTTCCAGAATCACTTATTTCAGAAACTACATAATCAATATCTAACATCGGCGTTTTGAATCGATCACTAATAAAATAATAAGCTGGTTTATCATAAGGATTATCCATTTCTATGTCGTAGGTTAGTTTATTTCCGTCACTAACTCCTTCTCCTAAATTTATATCTCCGCATTCTGACAACCATCCTTTTAAAGATCCAAACAATTCTTCTAATTCGTATCTAAACAATTCTTCTTTATCTTTAAACTCATTTAATATTTCATAAAATTTTATGTCATCCTCCTCTACTTTAGATAAATTATAAAAATATAAACCACTTATTTCACTTTTGTCATTAAAATATAAACCTATAATTATACTTCCATTTGATCCAAACTTGTAATATCCACCCTTTTCCGGTTTTTTAATGGGTAAATCCATATTTTTTATATCATCAGACGACGTTTTAAATTCAACGAAATTGGGAAAAGCCATTTTACACTCTATATAGTGTGTGTTCTTTGACAATAATAGAGTACTTTTTATAATATCTTCTAAATATGAAGGTAAGTAATTATAACATTCGCTTAGTACACATTTTATATTATTAATAATATATTTCTTTGTATAATCATTATTTGGTATTCCCATATCTTTCCAATATTCTGGATATGATATTTTCTTTATAATTTGTTGGTATTTAGTTCTTGAATCTTTAATTAATTTTATGTTTTTAAAAGGATAAACTTCGTTCAATTCTGATTCATGATTATAAAATATTTTCTCAATTTTACATTTTACATATTTTTCAAGATTCATCCAGGACGCGGCCTCCATATCATCAATGACGTTCTTCTCCTTGTATATATCTATTAATTCTTCAATATTGATTGCATTATATAGATCACTTAAATATTTTTCATATGCTAATGTTTTAAAAATATCAACAATGTTTTTAGAAGTTAAAATTAATTTTAAACGAGATTTAGCATAATTCTCAATGAAGTCATCTTTGGATAATATGGATTTCTTGGCCAAGGCCGCTTTAGCACCCGCCAGCCACGCATTAGCATCAGCCTTAGCATCATTCGCGGCAGCCTTCGCGGCAGCCTTAGCATCATTCGCGGCAGCCTTCGCGGCAGCCTTAGCATGATGAGCATACGTATTCGCCTCCTCGAGCCGTTTTCGCTCCTTGGCTGCTTCATCAGCACGCTTGCGTGCGACGGCTCTATTTACTTCTTCGCGGCGGCGGCCGTGCCTTCGTCTCTTGCGACGATCCCGCCTAACCAAGTCCCGGACGCGAACGACCAGGCGGCCACTCTTTATCGCCTTGATTTCCGACTCGCGGTAGCCCAAACTTCTCAGCTTGGACACTTTCACGGGCTTGTTGCTGCCCACCAGGACCGTCTCGTCGACCGCGAGGAGTGGCGTCACTGCGTCGTCGTCGTTGTCGTCGTCATCATCATCGAGGGGCGGCCGCGCGGCGGCGGCGGCTGCGGCGGCCGTGCGGGCGTCGGCGAGCTCGGCACGTGACTCCGCAGTCGCGTTGGAGGACCCGCCGTTCTTCCTCTTGATGTCGACGGTTCCCACCGCCGCCGCCGCCGCCGCAGCCGCCGTCGCCGCCGTCGCTTCTCTCGTTTTGGTGACTCTTTCTATTCCAAATAAATTAAACCAGACATCTAAATTCTCTTCCCATGTAGTAGTATTTTGTCTTTTTATAGGACTCGATCCAGTATTGATTCCTTGAACTTCACGTAATTCCTTTTCATCATTTGATGACCATTTTTTTATATTTGGGTTTTTCAACTTATCAAACATACTCTTGAACCTTTCAAAATTTTCAAAATCATCATCACTATTAAAACGTATATTCTCAATTGAACTCTTTTTTTTATATTTTTTAATAGATATATCAAAAAATTCTTCAAATTTTTCAGAATTGAACACATCAAGATTACGTATGTTAATCATTGCAAAAAAATTAATATATCCTCTTTTTTTGATCGCGGCGGCCTCGATTCGCTCCAAGTCGTCGAAATCGACCTCGCCATAGGTTTTGAAAATGGCCCGCGGGTCTTCACCAATATCACATGTGCCAGAAGTACATTTGTTTAGATAACTACGTAATTTCGAGATAACTTTTGGGCTTTTGTTGCGCAAGTTGATCTCTCGCTTCCATTTCAGGAAATCGTAGTCCCACCCCCGATCGCCGAACCTGTTTATTATATTTGCTCGGTCTTCTTGTTTAAGGTCGCCGCATTTATTATCTTTGTTCGTATACAAATAATCCCAATATTTAGGGTCAAGAGGATATTTAACCTCTGTCCATACCTTAATGCCGGAGTGATGCGTGCTGGTATCAATTAACTCCGCTTTTAATAAATCTCCATTTTTGTCCAATAAATAACCTATATATCCCCATATTTTATCTATATCATCCTTAAGTTCAAGACCTCGCTCCGCTGCTCGCTCTGCTATGCGTGCGGCCGAGGCCGCGAAGTCGCCGACGAGCATCGCCGAGCAGCCGTCGTGATTCTCAGGTAGTCTCATGACGTCTTCTTCCATCCCTTTAGTTTTAGATTCCATTGTGGGGTTGGTCATTACTTTCATTATCATTTTATATTGTTGGTAAATCTTCTAAAGAAGTACTCATCGTATTATTTTTAACTTGTTGTTGTGGTTTTTTTTTGATGGGGGCAATAATAACAGGTGTCGTATTCTTTTGTTTTATTTTAACAGGGGTCGGTTTTTTTACATCTCCTAAAATTTTTTGGTATAACATTTCCATTTTATTGAAGAGAGAAGGTTGTGTTCCAACCATGAATAATATGTATACTAATAATCCATATCTTCCACCTCCTCTTGTTGCAATAAACATAAAAGCAAATACAATAACAATTACTTGCATAAAAACTTCTAATAAAACAAGAAATACATCCTTGCTTTCTGATATGTCTTCGTCGTATTTTGGGAATACATATTCAAGTAACGCACCTATTATAAATCCATAAATTGAATAACAGGCTATGTCGTAAAGAGTTTTACTTAAAACATCTTGTACATCTGAATATCTAGAATGTACTTGGCGATTCATTTGTTTAAATCGAAGCGGGGTGTACATCATTATTGAATTACACATATAAAAAGTTGTGAATATAAAAATGAATTTAAAAGATGAAAGTATATATATCTATTAATAAAGAACCATGTCCACCACAGCACCAAAACACCTTTCTGCATACTTATATGAGTCCCGTTCTGTTATTCTAGAAATGCTTGAACAAAGAGGTTTTCAGGTTGATAAATATAAAAAATTCACAAGTGCTGAAATGAATCTTTTAGCAAGTGAAATTAAAACACATACACCTGAACCAATTGTTTCTACTAATTTTGATAGTAAGGAACATATCGAAGTACATTATTTACTTGACAAAAATAGTCCAACTGCCAAAACAATTGACACACTTGTAAATTCTATAATCTCTAAAAGAGATGAATCGTTGAATGATTTTGATAATACACTTGCAATTATAACAAAATCTAAATGCTCTCAATCTGTAAATGACAGTCTTAGTTATTTATATAAAGAAACGGGTACATTTGTACAAATCTTCTCTATAAGAACTCTTATGTTTAATGTTACAAAACATACACTTGTCCCTCCACATACTCGATTAGATCCTTCCATTTTCGAGACACATCTTAAAAACGAATATCATATTAAAGCCCCTGACCAACTACCACATATTATGGATAATGATCCTGTTGCGAAATTTATAGGTTTAAGACCTGGTGACATATGCAAGATAACTCGACCCAGTTTGAGTGCTGGTCAACATCAAGTATATCGTCATTGTGTATCTTCAACGTTAGGATAATTACAATGATTATTCAATTCTTTTTTATTATCTTCTTCTATTATATCATATATTGCTGTATTCTCCAAAAAATCACGAATAATAAGTGGTTTCTCTCCTACAATATAAAATGATCCAGATTCGGTAATAACATGATATCCTTTATTAGTTTTCATTTCTACGAATACGTTCTTACATAAAGAATACAGTTTATCCCATACTGAATCAATCTTCCCAATTACACTTGGACTTACTAATTGTGTACTACTTATTTGTAACCATTTATGATCATTTGGTAATATACATGAGTATTTACCTATAACTCTTGTCCAATTTCCATCATCCCAGATAATATCTCCTATTTTAATCTCTTGTATTTTTTTAGAACCTTTTCGTGTTTGTACACAACACTCTCCTGATATACAATTCCTAGCATCACCATATTCATATTTTGGATTCAATTTTGAGTGATTATAATTCAAACCTTTCAATGTTTCAGTAGCTATTTTAACATTATCATCTGATTCTGAATAATCTGAACATAAATATTTTTCTGTTTGTATATTGTGATCATCGGTTACAAAACACATAACGTTATTTGGTTTTTTATCTGTTTTATTACATATTTCATAAGCAAAAACAAATTCTTTTTTATCTTTACAATATACAAAATGATTTTCAGTTACCCAAACATTGTCAGATAGTTTATACAAAAATTCACTGTTTTCACTTGTAATAATTCCCAATATTTTTGATTTTTTGTTAACATGATCGACATATTGACCCAACTTATATTCATTCATTTTTTTACCTGATATTAATTTTGAATCTGGCGAAAAACAGCAATATGCCCTCTGAGAAGCTGTAGTTTGTAATATTTGTAATGTACTATTAAGAGCTCTTAAAGCAATCGCAAATGCACCATGTATACCCGCGGGTATAATATGAGCTATAAAACCAGGGTTGGTAGCGAAAAGTGGTGGGACAAGATAGGTTGTTGCCATAAATGCATTAAATGCCGATAACGCAATTTGAGTTATGAATTGTATTTCAGATATAATAATTAATCTATATACCCCAGCGATTAATATCATAACACTATTCATTGAAGAAATCAAGAAATAATATAAGGTAACGATCACTGCACCTATCTTATAAAACAAGTTCTGCATTTTCAAAGATATGTAGTAAGATACAGTTTGGGAACGTAGAAAAACATCACTCATAACATTTGTATTTTCTTTCAACTTTTTCCTATATTTATCTGATTCCCGTTTCAGTTCATTCGTATATTCGGTAGTAACTTCTAATTTTTTTTGAATATTATTAACAGGCTCGTCTAATTTTTTTGTTTGTTCTCTGAATAATGGGTCTATTGCTTGTTTTACACAATAATGAAAGTTGTTTAATACGGATACCTCTGGTTTTATAATAGATACAAAAGGGAGTAATTGTAATTTGCATCTATGTTTCTCAAAATCTTTGTTGTATATACCCTTAAGAAATAATATATGAATGATCATTGTAACTATAACGGTTAATAATATAATACTAACAATTGTTATAATAGCCCAAGGTATATAATTTAATTTTGAATCATCAGACATTCGATTATTATAAGTAATTATGTTTTTCTGATAAAAAAATGATTACATATACTTGTATACATTTGATACAGTCACTACAGCTTACTCTATGAATCCGTATAAGTTATTACATACAAATGTTACAGATTTACCAAAAAAGGGGTCAAAAAGTTACAAAAGTATAACTTATGAGAATTATAGGATTGGGAAACAAGATATATCTAACACTATGCTTTCAAAATGTTTAAGTTGGTTTAATAAAAAAGCTCCTTTGTCTACACTACATGAAAAAAGCAGATGTCGACAATATCTAAATTCACAAACAAGAGACAAAAAAGGTATAGAACTTACAGCTTCAGAATATATGGTATGGAGTAATCCTTTAAAAAGATCTGCCTTTATAAGGAGTAAAATATCTAAAAATGAATTTATACCAGTAGAGATAGGTCTTAATAAGAATTATGAAATATCTAAAATAGCATTTGTATTGAAATCTATAGGTAATAACGATAACGCCTCTATATTCTCAACAAGGGGGAGAGTTATTTATATTTGTATGGGGATAGATCATGGTATTAAAACATGGTATATAACCAATGGCTATAAAAACAGAAATAACTATAAATCAAAGAATGGAATAAAATATCTTACATCTGAACAAGTAAAAAATTTATTCAGTTTATAATTATAATGGGATATATGTATGTACCAAATTGGTTCAATGGATTAATAAAAATTTTATTAATCCTTATTTGTGTTATATTGTTTACTTTATTTATTACTGTATATGGATTAAGACATATTGTAAGAAATAATTGGTCGGTTTATAGATGTGATCCATTTGTTATGCCGTTTGCTGGGTTTTTCGGTTACGAACCTGTTTCTAATTTTAATAACTGTATTCGTTTAAATGTAAAAGAGACATCAAAACCTTTATTCTCTCCTTACAATGATGTTATAGGTGCATTCCAAACTAATTTGAATGCCCAATTAGGTAGTTTAACAGATGTAGGCATCACAAGTAATATCTCAAGAACAAATACTACATTCGCATTGAGTGATATTATGGGAAAGATGGGTAATGTAGCTACTACAACAGAATTTCTAATGATTAAAATTAA